GTCGGGTCGTGGGTCAGGGCGAGCTGGCGGCGGTCGAACGCTTTAGGCATCGAGGGGTGGCCGCTCGGCGACAACGCGGAACGCCCGGAAGGTGGCGCCGGCGAACGTGGGGCCTAACTGTTTCAGGCCGAGGGGGGCGATGTCCTCGAGCGGCACCGTACCGAGGTCGGTGAACTCGATGACGTTGAGGAGGTATCCGGCGGCGGTGGTTTCGGCGGACTCCCGCATCAGCCACAGCAGCGTGTCCTCGTCATCCGCGCCCGGGAGGACTGGCACGCGTACAGTCCAGGTTTTGCGGTAGGCCATTTAGATGCCTTCGCCCTGCGGGAACGTGACGATCGTCAACTGGCTGCCAGCCTTGTTGTATTGGTAGGCCCCGACGAGACCATCGTTCACGAGGTTGACGTTAAAAGTTGCCTCGGCCCCGGCGCGGATCATCGCCACACCGTTGTCGGGGGCGACGGCGGCCGTCGGATCCCCCGGCGAGGAGAAGTGCGGCGACAGGGTTGTCCAGTTGGCGATCGTGCCGTGCGAGCGGGCCACCAACGTGCCGGCCACCGGATCCCCTACCCGGACTTCGCAGCCGATCGTCATGGGATCGGAGTCGCCCAGCTCAATCCCGTAGGCCCTTATATGCCCGTTGACAAAAGGCACCCAGTCATAGTCCTGCGCGGGGATCGTGAAGCTACAGATCGTGTGGCGCTGCGTCAGCCCGGTGTAATCCGTAAAGGCGGCCTCGGGGACGGAGAACAGGCCGGGTTGCCGGGCCGCGAAGTCGGACGGCTCGAACATCTCTTTTTCGTCGTTCCAGGTGACTACCTGCCCGTCGGTGGGGGGCAGCGTGTTGTCGTAGTCCTCGGCCAACTGGATCGCCGCCGCCGGCCCCGCCGGGCCACGAGGCGCGGCTATGCGGAAGTTCAGCGACGGGTTCAGGGTGGTGCCGGACTGCTCCACCGTCGATGTCTGGTCGGGCGGGATCAGCTCGGTGGTGACGGTGATCTGCGGCGTCGGCCCCGGCTGCCCCGGGGATCCCATTGCCTTCGCTTCGTAGTGGTCGCCGGTCCACACGTAGACCAAGTTGTCGATCCACCACGCTTTGCCTACGTCGCTCGTGTTGTTGAGATCCGTTGGGAGGTCGGAGGGCTCGGTGACCAGCAGGTCATATTGCATCTGCACAATATCTGCGGGGCGGCCGTCTTCGCCCTGCTCCCCCTTCAGGGCGTCCAAGCAGATGACGGCGTCCTGGCCGACTGCCTCCATTGTGGCGACCTGCATCGCCGGGGTGTCGCCATCCCCGACGACGCCGTACCAGTGTGAATTGACCAGGAAACTACCGAGGTAGACCGGGTCGCCGGGGATCGGTGCGCTCACTTAAAGGCTCCTGTGATGTGGGTGCGGACGTGCCAGGGTAGGGACTCGAGCAGCTCGGCCGGGTCGGGGACATCGCCCTGCGCCGAGGTGGTATCGGGGACACCGTTGTCGGGGGTGTCGATGGGCACCCAGTCGATCAGCCCGGCGAGCTGCCCCGGGCGGGCCGGAACCGGCCTGCGTTTAATGACGGCGTTGGCGGGATCCACGTCGCAGCCGGCGCGGGCCAGGTGCCAGGCGATGTGTAAAGCCTTCTCGCCGACGTAGATAACGTCGCCGTCGGGGCCGCGCATACATGCCAGGGCGTCGAAGATCCGGCGCATCGCCGCCGACAGTTCTTCCTGTTTCGTCACGCCGCCACCGCCGCCCCGCCGATCAGCGTGCCAATCGCATTCCAGCCGTCAGCAAGGGCCTTCAAACCGGCCTCGAACGGATCCCGGTCGCGGTTCTGCCCGATCGTCAGCTCGAGGCGGATCGCCGTCGAGGCGTCATACCGCCACTGCACACCGCGAATCTGCTCGGTGTAATAGATGCCGTTGATCTCAAACAAACCGCGGTCGCCGACAACATAGTCGTAGCCGTAGCAGTTAGGTTCGCCGTCCCGAGCCTGCATCGTAAAGGCGACTTTCGGGGATCGTTTCCATAGGCCCTGGCGCAGCGTCAGCGCCGCCGAGACAACGTAGGCGTAGCCGTTGCCCTGCTCGAAACCTTCAAGCAGCGCATAGTCATTCATCCAGATGGACGTTCTCGGGTTCGTGAATTTCATGTAGGCCAAAAATATCCCCGACAGCTGCCCCTGGTACACCTCGTTGAGGCCGCTGGTGGCCGGCATCTGGAAGTCCTGCCCGATCCCGGTGGTGATCGTCATGTCCAACTGTGCGAGGCCGTAGCGCGCGCCGAACGCCAGAATTTGGTCGAGCCACTGCGGCGACTGGCCGCCGGTATACACGGTTTGGGAGGTGGCGCGCTGCAGCTTGTGTTCGCTCTGCGACAGCCCGGAGTGCTCGCAGTCACGCCACACAATGCTCGGCTTCTCCGGGGCCACACCGAGCAGCTTGCGGAAGAACGGATCCGTTTCCCCGTCGCCGTCGCGGTCGAGGGGGATCAGAACCTCGGTGATCAGATCGTCGAGGGTGGTCGCCACGAGATCCAGTGCGCCCGTTATGGGGCCGCCGATCGGCCCGGTCACGCCCGACTTGTCCTCGAACGCGAGGACTACGCAGGCCCTCGTGGGGCGGGCGGCGGCTTCGCCTACCAGCTCGGCCAGCTCGGGGTGCGGGCTGGTCTCGTCCTCGGGCAGCCAAATGTAGTCGACCAAAGCGACGCCGGCGTCGTCCATGAGCGGCTCGGCCACACTGTGCAGGTCGCCCCACTTCGACGCGATCGGCAGCCAGCGGCTCGAGTCGGCCAGCGGGTTGACGAACTGAACTTGCACCGGCCAGTTCAGCGGCGACATATTCCCGGCCCGGGTGGTCGCCCAGTGCAGCGGATCCATGATCGACACCGGGACGGCCAGCAGCGGCCAGTAGTTGCGGGCCAGATTGATGAACGTGGTGAACGCCAAACCTGTGCGCAGCGGCGACATCCAGGTCCAGGCTTTGATGGGCTGAAATTCTGGAGTTGAGAACGGTGTGCTGGCAATCCTGAGGTGCTTTGCATGTTCGCGCAGCGAGATGCCCTCGATCTCCAGGGTTTTCGTGCCGTCGTCATGTTTCATGGCGCGGATCGCGGTCACCCGGTAGCCCAGGCGGGTGCGCCAGTGCCGGTTATTGGGGCCGCCCGGGTCGATGGTCAGGTGCAGGTCTTCTTCGACGCGGGTGTCGCGGGCGCACAAGTCGGCCAGCCAGTCGGACCACGCCAAACTGATCGTGATTGTCGCGGAGTCGTCCATCATGCGGCCGTACTCGGCTGTGCGCTCCGCGCACACCGTGCCCAGGTAGCTGAATTGCTTGTCCCATAGGCGGATCAGGGGGCGCTGCCGGTTCGCGTCGGTGATGAGCTGGCGCCGCGCATCAAGCAGCCGCCACTTCGACAGGGCGTCGTTGCCCTCGGTGATCTGGCGGGGCTTGGGCCGCGCCGGGCGGGGAACGAACCCGCCCATCTAGGCGTACCCCATCTTGAACCACTGCGGCACAACGGCGGTCACCTTGCCGTTGGGATTGGTGTGCGTCACCCGGATCGAGGTCGATGTTTTCTTCGGTAGCTGGGAGGTGAACCCGATCCCGCCGGGCATACGCCGGCCCACCGGCACACCAGAATCGGCGTTACTGATGTCGCCGAGAATGTAGTCAAGCACCTCCGAGGACCGGATCAGCTTGTAATACCAAGTGTCCACCGCGTCGACCGAGGCGGTCAGCGTGCGGGCCGCCGGGTCGGTGTCCACCAGCACCATGCCGTCGGTGTCGAACAGCTCCGGTAACTCCACCATCCGGTCGGTGATGCCGTCCTGAATCGTGACGGTGTCGCCGCCCCGGGAGAAACCCTCGACGATGAACTTCGGCCACTGGTCCCAGTCGCCGCGGTTGGGCAGCGGGATCACACCGTGATTGCGGCCGTTCAACTGCGCGTTCGCTTTATCGTTCAGCCACACCCGGGTGTAGGGGCGTTTCGAGAAGAACGGGAACGCGGCGTGCAACGTCATCGCCCACGCCTGGGAGTTGTTGCCGTAGGCCACCGGATCCAGCTCCAACGTCTGATCGTTGGCTTCGCCCTGCCGAACCCGGATCCACCGCCACCCATGCGTGCGGGTGAACTGTCCCCAATACCCGGCCGGGGCGCGGTGATGCTCAGGCCAATCAGACCACCACTTCTCCTCGATCATCCTGTACGCAAATTCATTGTCGGGGTAGCGTTTCCGCGACAGGTAGTTGATGCCGGGGCCGAGGATGACACCGAGGTTAAACACCCGTTTGCGGTAGTCGGTGCGCTCCAGATCCTCCCCGAGCTGATACGCCCCAGCCGAATAGCGTTGGTCGAACGGCATGTGCATCGAGCCCTGCAGCGACGGCGCCAACACAACACCTTCTTTGCCCGCCCAGTCGCCGGCCAGGTTCCACAACCTGCCACCATCCGGCGACATATACACAACCTTCGTCGCCTTGCCGCGCAACTGTTTTCCCCACGGCCCGAGGTCGGTCCAGTTCGTGTATCGCTGCCAGCCTGGGTGGCGGTCGGACACCGGGGCGTAGATCGGGGTGCCGTCGGGGCGGGTCCAGTCGTCGATGCCCTGCACCACTTCCTGCGTGGTGTCGAAACGGGACCATTGGTCGAAGCGCAGTTTGTCGGTGCGGGTCACGAGGGCCTCACTGGTGCGATGTTGCGGCGCAGGGCTTGGTTCTGCTTGGCGTCGATCCGCTGGGTGAAGTCTCTGGGGTTCACACCGAGGTCGCCGTTCACTACCACCGACGGCCCAGCCGGGCCGGGGGCCTGGCCGCCGCCCTGGTGCGGGGCGTCGGGCTGCGGTGTCATGGTGCCGTCGGGCAGAGGTTTGATGAAGTCGGCGATATTGGGCAGGCCGGGCAGCGCCAGGTTGCCGCCGGCCAGGTCGGCGCCCGGGGCGCCGTCGGTCCCGCTGCCACCCATGAGGCCCTGCAGCAGGCCGCCGCCCCAGTTCGCCAGGGCCATACCCGATTTCACGTTCGCCCATTCCAGGGGGTTCGAGAACACGCTGCCGTCGAGGCCGATGCTTTCCAGCACACCGGAGAACAAAGACTGCCCCAAAGATGAGGCGTCGTTACCGCTGGTGTCCTTCGCCGTTTTGGTGTCCTCGATGACGCCGGCGGCCTGCTTCTCGGTGACCTCGGCGAGCTTCTGCTCGGCGGCGACCTGCTTGCCCTGCGCCGCATCCAAAGCCTGCATGGCGGCGTCGCGTTTGGTGGCGGCGACCGACAACTGGGTGGCGGTGGCACCGTTAGCGGTCAGCTCGGCGATCGTCGCCTCGGCCTGATCCAGGCGGGCCTGGGCCGAGGTGACTCGGCCCTGCGCCGCAGTCACCGACGCCTGCGCCGACGTGATCTGGCTATTAGTGACCTCGGCGAGCTTCTGCTCGGCGGTGGTCCGTTCACCCATAGCGGTGTTCAGTTCGTCGCTCGTCTTAGCGAGGGTCTGCCACGAGGCGCCGGTCGCCCCGGCGGGGCGGTAGAACTGCTGGGTGAAACCTTCAGCCCACGCCCCGGTCGCGCCGGCCACACCACCGGAGGCGGCCGAGGAGTCGGATCCCCAGTTGAACGCCGTCCCCTCGGGCAGTGTGGCTTCCATGTGGGTGTTATTGAAGCCAACCTGAAAAGTGCCGGGCATGGGGGTGTCGGTGGGCAGGAACCCGCGGGAGGTCAACCACTTGGCGGCGTTGCCGGTGAACATATCTCGCCCCGCGGTGGGCATCCCGTCCATCATGTTGACGAGATCCTCGACGGCACTGGAGCAGTCACCCAAACCTTTGGTGAGGTCCGCGGCCTGGGTTTGGGAGTAGCTGCCGGCGGGCACCCGGGACAGCAGCGCCGCGTCGCCACCCGACATCGACACCGGCAACGGGGATCCGCTGGTGTAGCGGGCCGAGGCGGTCGAGGCGATAGCGTCGCGGATCTGCTCGAGCGCGGACACGATCGGGGCGGTGACGGCGGTCGACAGGCTGGTGATGATGTTGCCGCCCGCCGGGCCGTCCGCCGACACCGACGCCCCAGCCGAACCCGAGGGGGCCGACAGGCTCAGGCCGAACAGTCTGGCGACCTCGGCGAGGATCGCAGTCGAGCGTTGCCGCTTCGCCGGGGCCAGAGGAATGTACGCCTCCCCGCCGGTTTCCTCCTCGGCGAAGATGGTGCCGGCGCCGCGGCCGTCGTAGATGTCGGCCTGGTCGGGCTTCTCGATCATGCGCAGGCCACCGGCGGCCATTGGGACGATCGCCCCGTCGGCGCGGGGCACAATCGCCCCGTTAGCGCGGGGTGCCACACCGATCGCGGCCCCGGCGTCGATGGCCGCCGCCTGGGTGTCGGCCAGCACCCGGATGACGGCGGTGTAGTCCTTGTTGGCGATGGCGTCGATCTGCGAGCCTGCGTTCTCGGCGCCGTCCTGCTCGACGATGATCAGCTTGCCGTTGTCCTCGCGCACCTTGATGTTGAGGGCCTCGAGCGCGGCGGTGACATCGGGCGCCAGCGGGGCGTCGACCGTGATCTCTTTATCGTTGTTGGTGCTGACTTCAACATTCAGGTCTTTGAGGATCTGGAAGACCTCGTCGCCGCCCCGCTCGGTGATCTTGATCGGCACCTCGGTGGGCAGGGCGGCGAACGCGGTGCGCACCCGGGCCGCGGACTGCTCCACGTTGTCGCCGAGGCGGGCCAGCACCGGGGCGGCCGTCGCCGCGGCCTCCTGCGCCCCGAGGATCTCAGCGCGGGTCTCGCGCAGCTTCTCCGCCGCCAGTTGCCCGCCCGCACCTTGCTTCTCGAGCGCCCCGGCCAGGGCGTCGAACGATGACTGCGAGCCGGTCACCTGAGCGTCGAGGGCCTCCTGCGACAGTTTCAGGTTGTCGATCGCGGCGGCCGCTTCGCCGTAGACGCGGGCCTCTTCGCCCTTCGCCTCGGCCAGACTGGTCTGAGACCAGTCAGTCAGCCCGTTGAGCAGGCTGCCGTTCTCGTCGCGGAACCTGTCGAGGAACGATGCGGTGGACTTCGACCCTGCGTCGATCTCCCCGGTGGTCGCCTGGATCCGTTTTGACGCCTCGAGTTTGGCGTTTTCAGTCAGCAGACCGTTCGATGCCAGCAGCGCATCGTTGAGGGACACCTGCGCGTCGGCCGAGGCTTTGACAGCGTCACGGTAGCCGTCGGCGGCCTGGGCGGCGCGGGCGTTCTCGGTGGCGATCACACCGAGGGCGGTCGCCCCGGCCATCAGCGCGATGTTCAGCGGCCCTCCGAGGACACCGACGAGGCCGGCGCCAGCGTTCTTCAACGCGCCGAGGCTTTGCCCCGCACTGGTTTTCACGGCCGCCATGCGGGCCTCGGCCCGGGTCAACGCCGGATCCGCCTGCTGCATGTAGGTGACCATCGTGCGCCACGAGTCCGTCGCACTGGACAGCCCGCCGCCCATCGCGCGGGCCTTCGGGCCGATGTTCCCGATCGCCGTGGACAGCGGCAGGAACGCACCCGACACCCGCGACAGCACACCGGGCAGCAACTTGAACCCGGCGAAAGCCCCAACAAACGCCGTCACCAAACCCTGGTTGTCGCGCATGAAAGAACCGACCGCATTCAGCAGCGGCGACAGAACCTTCAGCACCTCGGCCACACCCGACAGGGCTGTCGTCAACGCCTGCCACGCCGCCGCACCGATCGCCCCGGCCGCCTTACCCAACGACACCGCAATGTCTTTCAGCCCGGGGGCCGCCGACTTCACAGCGTCGGTGATCGCCTTAAAGGCGGAATTATCGCCGACGTTCTGCAGCCCATTGAGCCCTGCAGTGACCATGTCGGCGATATTGGTCAGCGGACCTTCAGCAACCGCATAAGCCTGAAGTTGGACACCTTCTAGGGCGCCTTTGACACGCTCCCACGCCCCGGGCAGGCCCTTCGTCCGGGCTTCAGATGAACGCTCGACGTTGTCGAGTCTCTGAACCTTGTCTGCCAGCTCATCGAACGATTCAGCGCCACCATTAGCGGCGATCATCGCCGCCCGCATCGAGTCCGAACCAAACAGCACCGCGGTGGCCGCCTGGAACTGCTTGTCGCCCATCTTCTCCGACGCAGCAGCAACCTGCTTCATCATTTCGGGATAGCCGACGAACTTATCGTTCGCGTCGTACAGCTCGAGGCCCAGTTCTTTAATCGCGCCCTGCGCCGGGTTGCTGCTATCGGTGATGGCCTGCAGCGAGGTCTTCATCATGGTGCCGGCGTCGGACCCCTTGATACCCATCGACGCGAACATCGCCAGCGACGTGATCGTGTCCTCGATCGGCACCTTGAAACCTGCGGCGACCGAACCGGCCTGGGCCAAACCTTGCGCGAAGTCGGTGATGTCGCCGCTCGAGGCATCCGCAGCACCGGCCAGTAGGTCGGCGACCCGGCCGGCCTCGCCGGCGCCGAGCCGGAACGTGTTAAGGGCGTCGGCCTGAATGGTGGCGGCCTGCTGCGCCGAAACACCTGCAGCCGTTGCCAACTGCAGGGTGCCCTTCGACGCTGCCATCGACTCCTGCAGCGACAGACCGCCGCGGGCCAGCTCGGTCATCGCCGCCGCCGCATCGTTCACCGACACAACGGGCAGGCTGGCGTCCTGCCCCAACTGGCGGGCCATCTCCCCGGCGCGCGCCATCTCGTCGGCCCCGGCCCGGGTGACGGCCTGCAGGGTGTTCATGTTCTTCGTGTAGTCCATGCCAACAGTCATCACCTGGCGGAACTGGTCGATGACAGTGCTAGCTAAACCGGCCGCACCCAACGCGGCCAAACCGGCTTTCGCACCCGCCGAGAAACGGTTGCCGAAATCCTGGCCGGCTGCGGTGGCCTTCGCCGACAACCTCGAGGTGTCCACGTCGGGGGCCGCTTTGGCGCTGCGGGAGAACAGTTGCCCGAACCTGGACCCGGCGCTCGACGCCTGCCCCGACAACCTCGAGGTGTCCACGTCCGGGGCGGCCTTCGCGCTGCGGGAGAACAGTTGCCCGTAACGGGATCCGGCCTGCGTTGCCTTCGCCGAGGTTTTGGAGGTGTCAACGTCCGGGGATAGCTTCGCGGCCTTTTCCACGTTGCGGAGGGCGCGCTTGATGTTGTCTTCCATGCCGCCCGTTTTGACGGTGACATTGATCCACGCGGTGCCTAGCTCAGGCATCTATCCTCCTCTCAGCAACTCGAGAACCTCGGGCGAAACGATGTCTTCAAACTCGGCGGTCTCCCACGTCGGCCCGTCATACACCTCGGGGCCGGGCACACCCGGGCGGGGGATCCGCTCGGGGAACTGTTCGTCTTTGCCGCCAACGAAGTGCAGGGCGGTGTAACGCCAGCCCAGCTTCCGCAGCTCGTACAGTTGCTCGGCGGCGATGTGGTCGCCGAGGGTCCAGCCCTCGTGGCGGGCGTGGTGTATCGCGGTGGTTGGTGGGGCGGCGGTGATGTAGCACCACAGCCCGCGCCAACCCAGGTCGTCGAAGGTAAGCCGATCCGTCAGCAGATCCCGGGTGATCGCGTCAGCGAGATCCCCGGTCGCCACCCGGATCAGCCAGATGATTCCCCCGGCGTCAGCCCTTCGGTGGCCGAGGCCGCCCAGGCTTTGAACAGCTCGTCGATGGGGTCGCCGTCGGTGTCGTCGAGGTCGCGCAGGACGGCCCGGGCGGTGTCGCTGGCCCCGCGGTCGATCGCCGCGAACTCGATGTCCACGTCGGTTTGCAGGGTGCGGATTTTGTACAGCCAGGTTTTGGAGTAGATCGAGGCGAACGGTTTGAGGGCCACCACCGTGCCACTGGGGAAGGTGTGGGAGTACAGATCGGCGGTGCCGTAGTCGGCGGCCCAGTCGTAGTCGGCGGCCCCGGGCTTCGGCTTCGGCGCCGGCGGGGCGGGGGCCGGCTCGGCGGCGGGCTGCTCGGCGGCGGGCGGCTCGGCGGGCGGGGCGGGCTGGATCTCGGTGTCGGGCTTATCTTTCGGCATAAACTCACCTTTGGCTCCACCTTTGGCGCGGGACGGGTGACCCTCCCGCGCCGCGCCAAAGGTGGTAAGGCGGCGCGGGAGGGTTGACCGTGTTACTTGGTGCTGGCCTTCGCGTCGGCCGCCTCCTGGGCGGCCGCCTTGTTGGCTTCGGCTTTCGCGTCCGCGACGGCCGGGTCGACCTTCGCGGTGTCGACCTTCAGCGGGACGGTGCCGGTCGCATCGCTGAGGACCGTGTACACGTAGCTGGTGTAGCCCTGGCTGTCGGGGAAGATCGAGTACTTCGCCTTGTACACGGACCACTCGCCCGGCTTCTCGACGATCGGGTCGAGGGTCTCGAGCTGCGCGTCGGGAATGCAGCGGCGGCGCTTGGTCTTACCGTCGACAGTGTCGATGATGTAGGCGCCGTGCTCGGGCATCTCCACGCTGTGCCTGACAGAGATCTGGGTGCCGTTGGTGGTGTCGGCCGGCGTGACGGTCACGTTGTCGGTGCCGTACAGCGCGGCCAGCAGCTCCGGGTTCAAAAATTCGATGAACGTGATTTCGAACATGTCGTCCATCGAGGTCTGCAGCGAACGCACAACCTGGCCGTTCCAGTCCTTGCGCTTCTCCACCGTGCGCTCGGACATGTAGGTGTAGCCATCCTCCGAAACGCCGCCCAACCTAATGCATTCGGTGGGGCGGTCGGTGAGGGCGTCGGTGGGCAGCGCGATGGTCTGCGGAACGAGGTAGATGCCGCCGGTGACCGAGGGCTTACCGACGAACGTGTTCTTTGACAGGGTGTGGGCGGTGGGTGCTGCGGGTGCAGTCATGGTTTCCTCCTATGGAAACTGTTGTGATTAGGGCAGATACAGTTGCGACTGGACAGTCCAAACGATGTTCACCTGGAACAGGGAACGGTCGGGGATGTCGGGGTCGCTGCTGGGAAACGGGCCGTTCTTCTCGATCGGCTCGGATACAAGTTGCAGCTTTTCGCCGCTGTCGAAAACGTCGACCTCCATTTCGGGGGCCGCTCTCATCACCGCCGCGCACGTCCGCGCAAGCGTCGAGGTGTACTCGTCATCAGTGCCGTACACCATGACGATGACCTGCACCCACTGGGTTCTCGGGCACACCTCGGCGCCGGGCAGCGCGAAGCACCGGATGAACCAGTCGGGCATAGGGCTCGGGATGCGGGTGGCGACCGGGATCCCGGTGATTCCCTGGCCGGCCAGCCCGGCAAGCAAATACTTGCGGGCCACCCGATCCATATCGGGAAAAATCAGCAGGTTCGACTCAACCGCCACTGGACAGCGCCCTCTGTAACGCCTGGGTTCGCATCTCGTGGCGCTGCGCCCGCAGACTGGCGGTAGCCACCCGGTAGCGGGCGCGGGATCCGTCGCCGGCCTCGAACACCTCATAGTAAGGCTCGTCGGTCGCCGGGTCGGTGGTCGAGGGGATGGCGTTGGCGGCCGCCGCGATAGCCTCGGCTTCGCGTTTGGCCCAACTGTCGAACTCGGCTGCCTTGCGTAACGCATTAAACCCGGCATCGTTGCGCTCGAACATCATCAGCGCACCATCCTCAACTCGACGATCTGCCGATTAGGGGAGAAACCAAACAGCCCATAGTTGTAATCCTTGGGCAACCCAACAACCTCGTACCGCTGCCCGAGAACGGTGAAACGGTCCCGGTGGTCAACGGCCAGCGTTACGTCCACCACGAGGGCCAGCTCGGCGACCACCCGCTCGGATCCCGTCGGCGGTGCCGGCGGCTCCTCGGAAGACACCGGCCACCACGCGCAGGACACCTCGGCCGGGTCGGCCCAGCCCTCGGTGATGTTGCCGTGGTTGTCGACATCGCCCGCGGTGTACGCCTCGTGCTGGCAGTTGAACGGCAGGGGGAACACACTCACGAGGCGTAGCCGTCCCACAACGGTAGGCCGGTGCGGGTCAGGTTCGCCCCGCAGGAACAGTGCGGCTCGGCGAATGTGCGGCAGCAGATTTCGGCGTGCTGCTGGCCCGCCGGGGGCAGGGTGTCGTAGTTCCAGGCCCCGCCTCCGCTGCTCGCACCGCTCGAGCACATCGCCTTCAGTTGGTCTTCTTCCTTATCGGTGAAGAAGCCGTTTCGGCGGACGGTGGTGTCGATCTGGACAGCGAACGGCCCAGCGGTCTGCGAAGTGATCGACCCGGTGCCGGCGTCATACCAGCGGACGATCGCCTGTTTGATGATCGCCTCGGCGGCCGCCTCGTACTCGAACCGGGGGTCCAGAATGCACGGCGCGATAAAGGCGGCGTAGGCCATCGCGTCGTCGATCATCGCCTGGGCCTGGTCCGGTGGGATGTCGGGCCGGTAGGGCTTCAGATCGTCGGGGGTGATGCTGACAGCAGGCATGGTGTGTGTCCCGCAGAGTGGCGGCCCGAGGATCGCCCGGGCCGCCACTCAAACGGTTGCTACTTAGCCGCAGCCTTCGGGGCGGGCTCGGCCTTCACCGGATCCGGGGTGACCGGGGTGCCCTCGATGACCGAGAAACGATCCTCGAACACGTACCAGCCGTACACGATCTCGGTGCGGAACAGCAGCTCGTTGTGCCCGGCGAGGTCGCGGCCGGCGTTATCCGGGTCGCCGAACTCCAGCATGCGGAAGGGGAAACTTTTCTGAATTCCCCAGCGAATGCCGCCCTGGAAATCGCCCAAGATCGCTTTGATGCCGTTGTCGGTGGCGGCGCCGTCCTTGGCTTTGCCGGACACGGTGCTCGAGGTGGCTGAGTTGACGCCCTCGAACGACGAGATCCCCGCTCCCAGACCGAGGTCCGGGTACTTCTTGCGGCCGTCGTTGTAGCGGGCGGTCGACAGAGTCCAGGCGTAACTCGGATCGAAAGCGACACCGTTGACGGCGTAGCCGTCGGCGATGACGAGGCCGGCGGCCTCCTCGAAGTCCATGTCGGGCAGGCCGCCCGCCGGGACACGCTTGTCGGTCAGGTCGAGGTAGTTCGTCCACGAGGCGATCTCGGTGCCGGTGCGCGGGTTCAGCCGGTAGTACAGGCCGAGATCCAGTGCGCGGGCCACCGCCCGGGCGCACTTTTCCTGGTACTTGGCGAGGATCCCGAGCTGGTAATCTTCGTCGGCCCAACGGAACTCGTCGCTGGTACGCATCTGGACAACAGCCTTGTGGGGCACCGCGGTGACGAAGCTGGGCTTCGCGGTGTCGGAGGACTTGTGCTCGGACTCCTCGACGAACTCGGCCGACAGATCCTCATCGAAAGTTATGATATTCGTGTTGCCGAACCGCATGGGCTCCTGGCCGCTCAACGCGGCGACGGTGCTTGCGGTTTTCGTCTTCTCGACGATGCCGTTAGCGATGTTGGTGGGCAGAAACAGGTCGGTGCTTTGCAAAGCAGCCATGATGTTTTACTCCTAGTTGCGGGGTTTTATCCCTGGCCGTTGATGGCACGCAGGAAATCGCGTGACGGGTCAGACGGCCCGGGGGAGGGGCTGCGCCCCTCGCGGGGCACAACGTTTTTGCGCCGGCCCGACAGTTCAGCCAGCCGAGAAGC